GCCAGCGAGGACTTACGATGCAACCACAAGAAACTCCTTCTTCCGTAGAGCCATCCGCGGATGCGGCGGCAGCGCCAGAGGAGCGTTCTGAACAAGGTACTCAGGCTTCCGCGGGCCGCAGTTGGTTCAACCGACTGCTTGGCCGGGGGAGCCCGGAGCCCGAAGTCGAGGACGCACCAGCGCCAGCCGAAACGTCCAGCGCGATCACGCTGACGCAGGAGGATCTCGATAAGCGAATCCAGGCTGAGGCTGACCGGCGTGAGGCCAAGCGCCACGCCCAGGCACTGGCCGAGCGCAGACGCAAGCTTCGCGACGAAAACCCCTGGCAGTACGCCGAGGAAGAGCGCAAGGCGGAAGTCGAGCAAGCGGCCAACTCGCAAGTCACCGACTTCTTCTCGAACGTCAGCCGCGAGCACGACAAGTACTCAATCGATCCAATTGTCGAGGCGCTCCCTGAAGCCGAACGCTCCCGCATCCTCCAGATGGAGGGCGCCGGTCAGGGCCTGGACGGACGCAAGCTGATCGTCACCGAGGGACTCAAAGCCCTCGAGAAAGCCTGGAAGGCCGAGGGGGCCAAGGATGCCGAGGACCGGCTCCGCAAGAACCCCGCCTTCCGCAAGCAACTTCTGAATGAAATGCGTCGTAACGGAGTCCGCGAGCCCGAGATGATCTCGGGCGTCGCTGGAAGCCCGACCGACCAATCAGTCTCCAACCTCCTGCGCGATCAACTGCGCAGTCGAACATCGAGGGCTATGTAGCCAGTTCTAAATTGAGGAGACACTCCAATTCCGTACAACAGTGTCGCCGGGCGTACTACTCCAGGTACCAGCCCGCTTATTCCCGAGGACGTCTCTCGGGAGATCCGCCAGTCCATCGAAGAGAAGTCCGCTGCGCTGCAACTCATGCCGCACGTGACCATGAAGCGCGCGCAACAGCGCGTCCCGGTGCTGACGCAGCTGCCCACCGCGTACTGGCTGACGGGTGCGTCGCTGGACGCCCGCGACCGCGGCATGAAGCAAACCACCAGCCTCCAGTGGGACAACGTGTACCTCAACGCGGAGGAAATGGCGGTGATCGTGCCCATCGCCAAAACGTTGCTCGACGACCTCGACTACGACTTCTGGGCACAGGTCAAGCCCAAGATCACCGAGGCTTTCGGCGTCGCGTTGGATGAGGCCATCTTCTTCGGCAACGGCGCGCCGAGCACGTTCCCACCGGCCATCGTCACCGCCGCCAACTCGGCGGGCAACCTGCTCGTTGTCGGCGCCACCGCGGGCCAGGACTACCTGAGCGACATCAGCGCAGCCATGGGCCTGGTTGAAGCCGACGGCTACGACGTCTCGGGCTTCTGGGCCAGGAAGCAAGTCAAAGCCAAACTGCGCGGCATGCGAACTACGACCAACGGCTTCATCCTGTACGGCGACGACAACGGGCCGCAGGCCTCAGCCCAGATCGGCACGCTCTTCGGCGAGAAGATCGTCTTCAACAACGCGGGCCTGGTGGAGTTCGGGACCGGCGCCACGGGCTATTCGATGATCATGGGCGACTGGAACCAGTCGATGCTGGCCATTCGCGAAGACATCAACATGGAAATGTTTGACACCGGGGTGATCACGGACAATGGCACGCCGCCGGTGATTCAGTTCAACCTGCTCCAGCAAGACATGGTGGCGCTCAGGGTGATCGCCCGCTTCGCGTGGGCTGTGCCCAACCCGGTCAACCGCCAACAGCCGACGACCGCTGCTCGCTATCCATTCTCCGTGCTGCAACAGAAGGCTGCTACCGGCGGTGAGGGCTAGGGCGTGAGCCGCGTCATCTTCCTGGCTGGAGCGCAAGACTCCGTCACGCCGACGACGTATTACGGCGTCGGTCACCAGGCGGATCTGACCGACGAGAACTTCGTTCGGTCGCTGATCGCGCAAGGCAAGGCAGCCCTGATGGGTGTGCCTGTCCGCCAGGTGAACGTCACGGCCATCGCGGCGACGACGGCCACCATCAATTTCGTTGTCGACCAGGCGTGCACTGGGATGAAGGCGGATTACGGCACCAGCACCGCGTACGGGTCGTCACAGGCGGCCACGCCGGCCAGCGGTTCTGGCGCCATTGCCGTGAACCTGACCGGCCTGACCACCGCGACGACCTACCACTTCCGCATTTCGGTGACCTGCAACGGCAACACCACGCTGTCGGTGGACTACACCTTCAGGACCAGCTAGGAGGCGGCATGGCGAAGCTCTCGTCCAGCAAGCGCCAGTCGCTCAAGCCCTCGCAGTTTGCGCTGCCGGGCAAGGGCGAGGGGAAGAGCGGCAAGGGATCTGGCGCGTATCCGATTCCAGATGAAAGCCACGCGCGGAATGCCCTCTCGCGCGTGGCTCAGAACGGAACGCCCCAGGAAAAGGCCCAGGTCCGGGCCGCGGTATCGAAGAAGTTCCCAGGCGTCAAACAAAGCAAGGGGGGTAAGAAATGAGCCCGCAAGTACGTGCACTCGTTCCGCTCGAGGATGGCCCGGATGGGCCAGTCGGCCTAGGCCAGGTGGTGGATGTCAGCGACGAGCAGGCACAGGTCTGGCGCGCCGCTGGCAAGGTCAGCCTGGTCGCCGACGAGGAGGCGGCCGCTCAAGCTGCTGAGCACGGCCACTACAGCGACGTCACCGGCCGCGACGACGTGGCCGGCACGCCCGGCGGCCAGACGCCTGGACCACAGGCGGATGACGACGACGATGAGCCGAAGTCCAGGAAAGGCAAGAAATAGATGGCTCGCTGTCGCTTCCTCGCGCCCGCATACGATCCGCGACCCGGTCAGGAAGGCATCGTCTACGGCCCTGGGCACGAGACCGATTTTGTCGAGGCCGACTACGAGTACATGATGGCGCTGCGGATCCGCGGCATGGTCGAGATCATCGACGCCACCGGGCTGCCAGTCGCCAACATCGGTTCGTCCAACGCGGAGCCGTTCGTTCCACCCGCGTGATCACCTACGCCCAGCTCCAGCAAGCTGTCGCGCGGCGTACGGGGCCGTTCTTTCAAGCCGCCCAGGACGCCACTACGCCGACCACCTCCACGGCTACCTCGGCGATCATGCCGACGCTCAAGTCGTCGGCCATCCTGGGCGGCCCCGAGAACCTGTTCCTGGTGCGCCGCGCCGCGACCAACCCCAACGACCGTGTGCGCGGCGTGCTGAGCTTCGATTCGGCGACCGGTCGTGTGGTGGTGGACGCTAACTGGGGCACGCCGATGGCGCCCAGCGAGGTCGCCGACTTCGTCCATCTGCACCCCGAGCAGGAACTCAAGCCAGCCGTCCTGGCGGGTCTGGCGCGGTGCTTCTTCGCGGATACCGTCGGCATCGATCCAACTGGCCCCTACGGGGGAATCGACGTGACCGCGCAGTTGCCCTGGGTCACTGGCCCGTGGCAGGTTGCCCGTGTTCAGTACGGCTGGACGGCCCCCGAAGGTGATGCCCCCTTCGAGGTGTCCCAACAGGGCGGTCACGTCATTCTCAGCGGCATGTACGGGGCCATGTCGCCGATCAGTTGCTGGCTGACGGCCTGGCATCCCCATTCGGCCTGGGTCAACGGTGCCGACTCCACCACCGGGCCTGTCGCCGACGCCGACACGCTCGACGTGGACCTGGCGTATGCCGCCGCCGCGAGCCACATCGAGGCCTGGCACCTCTTTCCGTCCCACATGCAGGCGGCGGCTGCTGGCGGCTTCCAGGCCAGCCAGGCCATGGCCGCCCAGGAGTTCACCCGTCAGGCTCTCATCTTCGGTCCGACCAGGTCCACCAAGATTGGCTTCAACGAGGTCTTCCGCCTGAGGCGCGATGCGACGTGGACCAATGCCTAGGCGCTCTCAGCTGATCGATCCGGTCCGCATCAATCAGAACCTGACCCCGGGCTACCCCCAGCCGCCGACGTGGTCGCAGGGACCGACTGGACCTCCAGGACCGCAGGGGCCAATAGGACCAGTAGGCCCGGTGGGGCCAATAGGACCTCAGGGGCCAACGGGACCGATAGGGCTGACCGGTCCAGGCTGGAAGGTCTATCAGCGCGACCCCGCGGTGGGCGAGGTGACCGGCGACATCGTCGGCACATTGTGGTTCAACTCGGTCACCGGTCAATTCTTCCGCCTGGACTCCACTACCCCGACGTACACGTGGACCTCGATGGGCTACGTGGTCGGCCAGCAAGGTCCGGTCGGTCCCCAGGGGCCACAAGGTCCAATCGGACCGACGGGACTCACCGGTCCGGCCGGCGCGCAGGGACCACAGGGCGCCACGGGGCCGGCTGGAGCACAGGGTCCACAAGGTCTAACCGGTCCACCAGGCGCACAGGGCCCCATCGGCCCGACTGGGCCTCAGGGTCCGCAGGGTGTGCCTGGTGCCGCCGGCGCCACGTCGATGGCCGATGGCACGCTGGCCCTGCCTGGCTGGCCGTTCACCAGCGATGCCAGCCTGGGTCTGTACAAGCCCTCGCTCAAGACCCTGGGCATCGCGTCGAACGGCGTGTCGGCGATGACCCTGTCGGACACCCAGGTGCAGATCAACCCCGCCCTAGCTGTCATCGGTAACGCCACCTTCAGCGGCAACCTGGGCGTGAGTGGCACCGAGACGACGGCGCTCATGGTCAACAACAACGGGGCGACGTTCAACAGCAGCGTTGCGCTGGGCACCACCGGCGGCGTGCGAGCAGTCGGTGGTGGCATGGGCCTGTACGCCCCCACTCCGTCGACCCTGGCCTGGCTGATCAACGGCTCAGGCTTCCTGCTGGCTGGTACTGATAACACCCTGGACATCGGGGCGAGCGCTGCGAACAGGCCGCGCAATCTGTACCTGGGCGGCACTCTCTTTGCGGGGGCGAGTGGCGGGGTCACGCTCTCCACGTCGCCCGACGGGCGCCTTCAGGCAACGCAAGTTCTCTACCTGGGGGCCGGGAGCAGCAACCCGCTCGCCAGCCAATGGGCAGTGGTGCCCTCCGGCAATTTTGTCGCTGTCAACGACAACACCTACGACATCGGCGCGAGCGGAGCGAATCGCCCCCGCGACCTCTTCCTGGGGCGCAACGGCCTGGTTCGCGGCTATCTTGACGGGGGGTCCATACGGGCGAACGCTGCCTGGAGCGGCACCACTGGGGCAGGTCTGATTCTCAGCTACGACATCGCTGGCATGGGCTATATCCAGTCATACGACAACACGGCCCTTGCCTGGAAAGACCTGATCGTCCAGGCCAAGAACATCAACATCGTTCCGCAGACCGGCGGCACGCTGACCTTGCCCGCCGCGTGCGTCGGCACCTCGCAGATCGCGGCTAGTGCTGTTCAGCAATTGCTTGGCAGTTTCACCAGCCCCGGCGTGGCCTGGAGTACCACGACTTCCGGCGCGTGGGTTGCCACGGGCGTATCAGTGAACGCAACTACGGCTGGCGGAATGCTCCGCATCGAGTTCACCTCGTCCGTCTATCACTCGGTGGCCAATGCGTCGATGTACTACGGCGTTGCGATAGACAACGTTGCGGCAGGACCAACGGCTTTCTGGTACCTCACGTTCAGCCCCACTCCGAATGCGGTCACGGTCGCAAGCGGCATTCTCTACCAGCCGAGCGTGGCAGCCGGCGCTCACACCTTCTATCTCGTTGTCTTTAGCAATACCGCTGGCACGCTGGCCCAATACAACCAGGGCAACCATACCCTCTACGTTACGGAGCAGAAACGATGACTCTCCCCCCGGCCAACTCGCCGCCAGTTACCGTCGGTCTGGCTCCGGCCAGCGCATATGAAGTCAACAGCCAGGTCGGTCTGCACCTCCGCGACTTCACCACGATCAAGGAGCGCATCCACCACGATCAGGAGTTCTTGGTGGCCACCGATCTGAAGGTCAGCCCGTACTTCTTCGACCCCGATCAGGAGACGCTCATCAAGAGCGCCATCGCAGGGCTGGACACCGCACTCCAGGCCATCGACATGACGTTCATTGACAGGCTCACCGGTCTGTTCTGATGTCCGAGCAGTCGCCCTACAACCAGGCCGACCTGATTCAGCTACTCGGCCAGGCCACCGTTGAGCTTGCCTACCTGCGCGGCCAGATCGTCCGTTTGCAAGAGCGCGTGGCTGAGCTTGAGGCGGCCCCATCCAACGGGCTAGTGCATCCACCGGTAGAGGTTGTCACGCCCGCGTGAGCATCCTGTCGAGTCGCCGCCGCCCGTGGCCGTACCAGGTGCGGCTGGGGTCGATTCTGGCCGATCCGAGCGCGCGTATGGGGCTGATGCTGGTCGCCGACGCCAACGGGCTGATGGTCGGCAAAAAGCAGCAGGCCCTGGACGGCGTGGTGCCCTCGGTCCAGGAGTACGGCTCGGCGCCGATCTACCGCGAGCGGACGTTCGCGGCCAAACCCACCGGTGGCTACGGCGAGCGGGTCCAGTCCAGCTTCAGCGACCCGCGCTACTACTGGGGCGAAGACATCCAGGTCGACGGCGGCCTGATCGGCAAGGGCCCGCTGCTGCACCCGATCATGCCCAGCCCCGCGCCTGGCGGCATGGTCTACCGGATCATCGACGGCTACGACACCGCCAGCCTGACCCTGACCCAGTTCGTCCTCAGCGGCACCAAGGTCTTCAAGCGCACCAATGACACCAACGCTGGCCAGCTGGTGGACAGGGACTTCACCCCGTCCATTCCATGGGACGCCGTGGTCTACCAGGGAGGCTTCTCGGGCGCGGGCAGAAGTCTGTACGTCGCACTCAATAACGGCCAGTTGTGGGAGCGCGCGCCAACCGGTACGTGGACCCAATGCACGCTCCCGTCTGGCTTTGCGGCGTATCGCCTGGAGGTGGTCGGCACCGAACTCTGGGCCGCCGACATCGTCAACAGCGTCTTGCGCAAGGTCACCTCGGACCCCAAGGTCGCTGGCAACTGGTCGGGACCGATCCTGGTCGGCGACCCCAGTGTGTGGATCAGCGCATTGCGCCAGACGGCCAACGTCCTGTGCATCTTCAAGCGGGATGGCACGGTCTTCACCATCAACAGCGACGCCAGCACAAACGACCTGTTCCCTGGCATCGCCTCGACGCCGAGCGACGACAATGGGTGGCGCGCAGCTGCCTGGCTCGACGCTCTTTGGTTCCGTTCGGGCGCCGGCTTCTATCGTCTGGATCTCCCTGGAGCAGTGCTCACACCGACTGGCCCAGGCAAGCTGCTCGACAACGGCTCGATCATCCGAGGCGAGCCCCGCGTGTTCTGCGGCTGGGGTGCCTATCGCGCGTACCTGGCCATTTGGAACCCCGATAACAGCACCAGCTACCTGCTGAGCTACGGCAACTGGGAGGCCCACGTCACCCCCCAGGGCACCAGTTACACCTTCGATGACCAGTTCGACGGTAGCCTGGCGCACTGGACCAACCGCAAGGCGACGGCCATGTCCGTCTCGGGCGCCTCGGGCCAGGACCGCCTGTACATCGGCTTCGACGACGGCGGCTGGGACTACTTCAAGCTGGTCCAGCGACCGCTCGCCCTCACCTCTGGCGCGGAGTTTGTTTTGGGACCGTGCAGTGTCACCTTCCCACTCCATCATGCGATGTTCGAAGCCGATCTCAAGCACTGGCTTGGCTTCAGCGTTTTCGGCCCGTACATGGCGCCTGGCGACAGGATCGATCTGTCCTACCGCATCATGGCCAGTGCGTCTGGGCCAGGCACCGATCCGACCGGCAACTGGCTGCCGCTGGGCACGTTCACGGCCAACGGCCAGCGCATCGAGGCGCCGCCCAACCTGGTCGGCAACGCCTTGCAGTTGCAGGCCTCGCTGTCGAACACCACCACCGCCGATACGCCGGTCATCGACACGATTGCCTATCACGAGCGCGTGGTGCCGGCCTTCAAGCGGGACCTCCAGATGACGGTCGACGCGCGTAACTACCAGTCGCGGCTAGACGGCGCCGTGGTCCGCTTCAACAGCGATCAGATCCACAACGCGATGATCGACTACGCCTCTCAGCCAGGCAGTCTGTCCATCGAGCTGCCCGACGAGACAGTGGACGAAATCGCGCTGTTTGGCTTCCAGGAGCGGATGTCCCCGCCGACGGCTGGAGGTGGCCGCAACTGGGCCATCGACATCCAGGTCACCCAGTTCCGGGTGCTGACCGTGTACGGCATCATCGGCCGCTTCCGAGGCACGCGGATCGGCGACTTGCGCGGCTTCAAGATCAGTGCGACGAGGACCATGTAATGACCGACCTGACCACTGAACTCAACCTCGTCCTGGCCACCGACAACGACGACCTGGCCGATTACCTGGACGCCGCCACGGCGAGCCTGCGCACGTCGCTCCAGACCCTCGACGGTCTGTTCAACAACGCCACGGGCCACACCCACAACGGCGCCCACCAGGGCGGCAGCATCACGGCCGTCGCCGACGGCAGCATCACCTCGGCCAAGATCGCCGACGGCGCGATCCAGACGGTGGACATTGCCGATGGCGCGGTCACCGCAGCCAAACTGGCGGCGGCCATCATCGAGGCCCTGTTCGCGGGCACCTGGACGAATCAGAGCGCCAACTACACCGTGGTCAGCCCCATCATGTGGGTGTTCTGCTCGGCGGCCATCACCGTCACCCTGCCAGCTGCTGCCAGTACCAACCGTCCGATTACCGTGGAGGCTGTCACTGGCAACAGCACGGTGGCGGCAGTTGGCGGGACCGTCATCGGTGGCTCGATCAACACCGGCACTGGCGCGGTCATGAACGGCACCGTCAGCCAGGGCGACTCGGTCACCTACAAGAGCGACGGGACCAACTGGAGGGCTTCGTGACCTTCCTGGCAAGTTCGGCCGCCGCGCTGTACTCGCAGATCACCCTGTGGACCGGCCGCGCGAACAACGCCTGGGGCGCCAGTCGCGTCTGGTCCAGCGGCAGCTCGTTTGAGACGGATCTGGCCAACATGACCACCGACCGCAACAACTGGCAGACCAACGCCAACAATGCCTGGGGCGCCTCGCGCGTCTACAACAGTGGCGAGTCCTGGGAGGCGGCCTACAACCGTGTCCTGCCGCCGAGTGCCGTGCAGGAGTTTCAGGCGCCGCTCACCGGTTCGTATAGCGGTGGTGGGGCACGCCAGATTTCGTTTGCTGCGGCGTCCGTCAATAGTCTGGGCGCTACTCATGGTGGCAATTACATCGCCCTGCCCAAGGCTGGCTACTACGTGATCACGGTGTACCTGACTGGCGACAACACCAGCGGCAACACGAGTGATCACACAACCACGACGCTGAGCCACAGCGTCCAGGGCCAACTCAACACCATCACCGCGCCACTTGGTCGGGATGCAGGAGGTGTTTCGGGCGGCGCGCATTTCACGGGCTTGTTGAGCGCGGGGAACGTGACGCTCGCCGTCGGCACGAGCTTTGACAATTTCAACTTCAGCACGAACCCAGCTGGCCAGATCACGATTGTCTTTGTACCGACCCAGAGCAATCCGCACTGAGGAGGAAGCATGACTTTTTCGGTTGGCCCAGGCGTGGCCCAGGCGATTGCCGACAACGGCGACGACGCTCGCAGCGACGAGCGCTTCATCATTCTTGACGAGGGAAATAAGGTGTCGCTCACGTTTGCGCGCGACGCCACCTATTACTGGTACGAAAGCGAGAACACCGTAAAACGGTTGCCCTTTCGCTGAGGACTTCACCTCACCGGTTTTCGACCCGTGGGTCAGCATGCCAGCCCAGATGAACGACTGGACGTGTTCGGCGTGCAGCCTGGAGTGGGTCAAGCGCGCTGCCAACCTGATCGTTCCGCCCGACAACATCTACACCAGCCGCGAGACGACGGTGTACGAGATCGGTTACCCGCACAACATCAACGCCACGTACGGCCTGATGGATGGCAGCGGCGCCCAGTTGGCGCGCGTGCTCGCCGACTACGGTCAGGACACCAACCAGGCCCAGGGCGTGAGCTTCGATGACGTCTACCTGCTCGCCCAGGACGGCACTCCAGCCATGATGTCTGGGGCAGCCTGGTATCACTGGATTTCGGTGCGCGGTGTCCAAGGCAGCACCCTGTGGATCGCCAACAGCGCCCCGGGGTACAAGGGCATCTGGGACAACCTGAGCCGCGAGGACTTCAACCGCCTGGGCGGCTTCAACGCGGTCTGGCTGACCTGATGGTTATTAGCCCGCAGCACTTCGCTGAGGTCACCAACGGCTACGAGAAGACCTCCTCGGGCCTGTGGACCCACAAGGGCAAGGCCGAGATCGGCTCGGCGCGCATCACCCAGGCACTGGCTCCGAACAGCGGCCAGGGGCTGGAGCTTGGCCACATCCCAGGCCCGTCCGGCTACGGCTACGTCCAGGCGTATGACCGCGACATCGCGCAGTACCGCGATCTCTACATCGTCGGCAAGAACGTAACCCTGGGCGCCAACAATGGCGGCGCGGTCAACTTGCCAGCCGGTTCGATCACTTCGACCCAGATTGCCGACGCCACGATCCAGACCGCCGACATCGCGGCGAATGCTGTCCAGCAGTATCTCGGCGGCCTAGCTACCGCCAGCACTTGGACCACAACCGTCACTAGTACCTGGGTGCTTACAAACGTGAGCCTCACCGCGACGTCTGGCGGGGGCATGCTGCGAATTGAGGCGACGGTCCCGATCTACCACACGGTTGCAGGCGCCGGCGTGTACGTGGGCTGGGCACTCGACGGTGTCATCCAGCGTGCCGTTGGCTTCCTCAATATCACGGGGGCCAGCTACACCCAGACGGTGTCGTTTACCGAGTACGGGCAGCCGGCGGCTGGCAGCCATACGTTCGCAGTGGCTGTCGTCAACGCGACCGCCGGCACGCTGGGCCTCAACAACGCAGCCAATTGCTTGCTGTACGTCACCGAGCAAAAACGATGAGGAGATACGGAATGATTCAAGGAGCGCCCGCGTGGCTCAGTGTCGGCTGGATGCTGGCGCTGATCGTCCTGTTGCTGGTGGTTGTCTTCTATTTCATTGGCCGCCTGCCGCCAGACGAGGCTGGCTTCCTGGCCGGCCTGGCCATCGCGCGGCTCATCCCCTGACATGTCCAGGGCTGGGGAAATCAACAGAAAGGAAAGCCTGCCGAGACGCAGAGTGGCCCTGGATGTTGTGGCGAGGACAGAAGCCCCTCAGCCCTGGGCGCCCGCACCGAACGGCAACACGTCGATGCAGTCGATGGCGTCCACGAGGCGTCGCTCACGTCGCTGCCACGGTTTCCCCATCAGTAGCCACGCTATCCAGAGCGGGATGCCGCACGTCTGACACTTACGCTTCATAACGGCACATAAGTCGGTCAAGCGTCCATGTGGTGCCGCCGCAGCACTCTGGCGATATCCAATTGGACGTTGTTGGCTTCAGCGTCCACCTCTTTGATGAGCGCCACTAGGTCATTGATCGCCGCCCGCAGCCGCTCGATCTCGGCGTCCTTCATCACCGACTCGGTGGCTGAATCGGCAGCCAGTTGTAGGCCGGCCGTCCGAAGCTCAGCTACGACCTCGCGCAGTGCGGTGAGGTGCTGCAGGGTCGACCACTCGCACAGGCCGCTTTCGCAGTAAGCCGATTCATGCTCAGTCCAGCGTTCTAGGGCGGTCATGGTTTGGCCGACCTACCCATCTTTACCCATCTTTATGGTTGCCAAGCGGCCTGGTGCTGTCCCCGTCCAGTAGTTCGATCCCGGCCCGCAGCCCTTCGGCTTCCAAGTCCGCACCGAACTTTTCAGCGAACAGGACAACTGCCTCGTTCCACTTGCGGCGATTCTCGGGCGACAACTTCCGCAGGAACGCCTCGTACCGACGGTCGATATCGTCAGGCTCGTCCTGTTTGGTTGAGCTAACCATCTTTAGGTCGCCCAAACACCGTGGTGCGCTGCTCGAAAGATGGGCATCGACACGGCGGCTCACTTGTTTCCGAGAATCGTTCGCACCGCCCCTGAGCGTCACGATGCGTGAATCGCAAGTGACCGCACCAGCACGTCTCGGTCAACATTTTGGTAAAACTATCCATCATCTTTACCTCGGCCAAGCGCCTTGTTGATCTCGCCGCGCCAGAATGGTCCGTCGCCGGCCGAGTCCATGTGATCCCACTCGTACAGCCGTCGAAGTAAGGCCCGCAGCCACTCGTTCTCGGCGCGGAGTTCGCTGCGCTCACGGACCAGGGCGTTGACCTCGTTCTCCAGTTCGTATCGACTAGGGATAGGGTCACTCATTTGGCCATCTGTCTAGCGCAATCGAACGCAGAACGATGGTGAATCTGTCCGTGTCTTCGTTGGCTGCGATCCCGGTTACGATGCTGATGCACGCACATCCAGACCACCTTGCCGCTCTCATCCCGCTCTCATCGCGTCGATTTCGCACCACTCGCAGGTGAGTTCAGTCGTCGGCATCGCAATCGTTTTCGATGGCGAACGCAATCGCTTGCGTGGAGGACGGTACGTCACGCCTATCGCCCCAGAACACATCACAGGCTTGGCATGCGCAGGAAGCGCGGTGGCGACTGACGGCAAAGCGCAGCGCTGCCCTCAGTCGCTCGATCTCGGCCCGGAGTTCGTCGCGCTCATGTACGAAAGTGGACAGTTGTTCGGTCAGGTTGCGTTGGTTGATCTCATGCATCGCAACCAGCCGACGCTGCTCTTCGGCGAATGCCAAAGCGCCGACGGTCAACTCTTGTGCCGATGTTGCCACCGCAAGAGCTTCTTGTGCGGTTTCTTTGGTCGACTTATGCACCATTACATCCTTCAAGCGCTACACCACATTCCCGGACTCGTCGACGCCCAGCAGCAAGTCCATCTCCATCAGGGCGAGTGCCTCCTCGCTGTCGCCGGTGCCCCAGGCCTGCTTCCACGCCCGCCAGAGTTTGCGTACGTCCTCGAGCGGCACCCACTGCTTGCCCTGCGCGTACATGTAGGGGTAGGGCCGATAGCCCGGCGGCTCGGGGCTACTCACCTTTTGCCTCCCAGGCCAGCAGATTGGCAGACTTGTGGACTCCCTCGGGGAGGCAGTCGCAATCTTCGAGCAGGCAGTCGTCGGGGTCACACACGTGCGCGACACACGCGACCTGCATGCAGCCACAGTCTGGGCAGTGGTACTGACCGATTGGCAACCCGCATAGGGCCATCGGGTCCTCAGGACACTTCATATCCGGTCTCGTAGCAGTGTTGGTAATCCAAGCTCCTGGCGCCAGTGCACAAATACGGCTCGAGCAGCGCGCCAGGCGCTGGCCTCCTGGCACAAGCAGTGGCGGATCTTCTCATCGCCGACAGCCTGAAAATCGTGGAGTTCCTCGAGCGCGTCGAGGGCCCTGCCGATCATTTCCAGGTCACGCTGATCGATCATGGCTTCTTGGTGAGTTCCAGGTACACCCTCAGGCTGCCCGCGTCCGGCTGCACCTTGGCCTTGACGATGAAGCCGCGCTTCCGCATGGTGTCGGCGATGCCGTTGCGCATGCGCTTGTACTCGTCTTCATTCGGAACCCGTAGAACCGTCACCAGCCCTTGCTCCTGATCGGCGATCAATCGAGCGATCAGCTCCTGCCAGACTCCCCGCTGGCCAAGCCGCTGCGCGTCCTGAGGGACGTCACTTGGAGCGATGCTCTCGAGGACTTCCACGCTAGTCGAGCTTGCCTTGGCCAGCTTTCGGATGCGGGGAAAGCTTCTGTTCACGTCTCACCGCATCTCCCCTTGGGCCATCGACAGCTGCTGCGGCGCGGGATTGCGCGCGGACGAGGTCGTCCAGTTGTGGGCCACATCGCGGAAGGTAACCGGGCGCAGGCGGCTCCCGAAGGCGCCGATGTTGGTTTCCCAGGCAGGCAGCAGGTCCTTGACCTTCTTTCCTTGCTTGCGCCAGCGGTCGTTGACGATGTCGACGACGGCCAGTCCGAACGTGTTGCCGCGGGTGCCGACGTCGACACGCTGCCAGATCGAAGCCGCGCGGTCATACCAGGCATTCAGCCCGACGGCGCCGACCATGCGCGCAACCTCGGTCAGCTCTACCTTGTCGGCGTAGCGCACCCAGAACCCCAGGATGCCCTCGAGCTGCATCTCGCCATAGGCGTCGCGCTCCGGGCCGAAAGCGGTGGTCAGGAAGCCCAGTACCCAGTCGAGTGCCTCGGCGCCGCCGCGGGCGTAGATCCATTCAATCCTGGCCACGGCCTGAATCTTCCCATCAGCCTTGGCATACGCACCGTTGACCTCGAGGTCGTGCTTCGCGGCGATCTCGACGATGTGCAGTGCTGCCTTGTCGCCGGCGACCAGCTTGGAGCGGAACCTGGTCCAGGGCGTCTGGCCTAAGACCGTCCCAAGCTTGACGTACAGGTCAGCCTCCTGGGCCCGCTCGAGCCCGCTGTGGACCATCGCCGGTAGCTGCAGCATTCCCTTCTCGTACGCGACGACGCGGCGATGATTGCCGTCAATTACGAAGAGCGTGTTGTCGGGCCTCCTGGAGATGGTCAGCGGCGAGACAGCCAGCGGATCCCATTCCACTCTGAGCTGCTTCAGGCGCGATTCTGACAAAGGCCTCGCGTACCCCTGACCGTGAGGCGGCGCGTAATCGACATTGAGGGTCGCCACGTGCACCCTCTCAAGCTTGTAGGTCGGTAGCTTGAATGGGTGCCGCCGCACCAGCTCTCGGGCTTCAGCCTCACCCTCTGCGTCGTCCAGATCGTCCATGCGTCGTTGCTCTACAGCCACACGTGCTCCCTTCTAGCCTTCTTGAAGACTTTACGCTAAGACGTGGAAATGTAAACATCGAGCCTAGCGCCATGAGTACAAAACCCGGGGGTCGCAGAGGGGAGCGTGTGTGAGGGGAGCAGCTCAACCAAAGCATCGGCGTGTAGTGCGGTTCAGCCGCTCTGGAGTACGCACAGTGCTTACAATTCTAGGTGTGATGACGGGGGATGAAGCGCGTGCTGTCAGACGGGGACTGAAGCTGAGCGCTCGTCGAGTTGGCGAAGAGGTTGGTAGCACTGAGTCGAGTATCTACCGTTGGGAGCAACGTCGTGGCGGCGCTGTGCCCAAAATGTACGAGCGGGCGCTCCGCGACTTGGTGCGCGAGCTGAGTGAACGTGGCCGTGACAACGGCGGGAGGCGGGCTGCCAGGACTGGTTAGCCCCGGAAATGGGGTGATGCCCATGTCAGGCCTGCTCATGTCGCCGCCGACCGACCATAAGAAAACGCCCCTGGCCGTGACCAGAGGCGTGGCTCGCGACGAGCCTGTAGTTGGCACCCAAACGCGTCGCGCTTTTCAGTATGCCCGACGGCGCCCAATCCCTGCTGGTGATACTGCGTTATTTGACACTAGAGTTCGATAACGCATATAAAGGGAGTATCATGCGATCCCAATGCAGTTCGAATCGACCCGAAATTGGTTGGACCGAACGTCTGCCATGGTACTGAGCCAGTACGACGAGCGTCTCGCTCGTCCCGACCGTCCGCATCTCAATGTCGTCACGCCGCAGCGCGCCGTCGGCGTCATCCGCGTCTCGAAAGTCGGCAAACGCAAGCTCAAGGGCGAGGAGCATTTCGTCTCCCCGCGCGAGCAGGAGGCAAAGCTTTCTGAGTGGTGTAAGTCGCAGGGCATCACCCTGACCACCGTTCACAAGGAACTCAATGTCTCGGGCAAGACGCCGCTGGCGAAGCGCACAGGCTTGCGGCCGGCCATCGAGCAGATAGAGCGCGGTGGCGCCGACATTGTCGTCGTCGCGTACTTTGACCGACTGGTGCGCTCGCTTGCGATTCAGGCCGATGTCCTCGAGCGTGTCGAGAACGCCGGCGGCAAGGTCGTGGCGCTGGACATCGGCGAAGTCACCAACGAGACCGCCGCGTCCTGGCTAAACGCGACGCTGCACGGCTTGATGGCTGAATACCATGTCCGCATCACCCGCGAGAAAACCGATGTCGCCCGTCGCGATGCGGTCGCGCGCGGCGTCCCGCCTTTTCCCAACCTGCCGCCTGGGTATGTCAGGAACACGAGCGGGCAGCTCGTTCCCGTCGATAAAGAGGTGCCTGTCGTGATCGAGGTATTCAGGATGCGCGCCGATGGCGCCTCCCTGACGCAGTGCCGCGACTACATGCGCGAGCATGGTATTGACCGTTCTTACCGCGGAACGCAGACGATGTTCTCGAACCGTCTGTACCTGGGGGAGATCCACGTCGGCAAGTTGGTCAACTTGATGGCCCATGCGCCCATCATCGATCGAGCGTTGTTTGAGCGTGCTCGCGACCGGGTTACGCCGCGAGGGCGGCCATCGAAATCAGAGCGGCTCCTGGCCCGCGTGGGGGTGCTGGTGTGCGGCAGTTGTGGTGCGCGGATGACGAATGCCAATGTCTGGAACCGCACCATGAAGAAAGCCAAGGGTGGCTCTCGTCGCCGTTATGCGCTGTATCGCTGCGGCATGCCTGGTGACTGCCCGTCGCCGGTGACCATTTCCGCAACCCTGGTCGAAGACGCCGTCGAGCGTGAGGTGCGCCAGCGCCTGATCAACAAGGCGGGCTCAGCCAGTCTGGAACAGGAGATCCGTGGTGCTGCTGCCCAGGCAGATCAAGCGCAGAGGCGGCTCAAGAATGCCATTGCCCTGCTCACCGGGGACGATCTGGATGATCTCGAGGAGGCGCAGGCGAGGCTTGCAGAGATGCGTGTGGCTGCGCGCGTTGCGGCTGACCGATACGAGCAGTTGAAGGGCTCAACGGAGCCGCTGACCGTCTTGTCGGCGACTCATGACTGGGAAGAGCTGACTGTGCCTGAGCGACGCGCCCTTATCCGCGCCGTGCTGCGCCGCGTTGAGATCCACCCCGCTTCTGTGGGAGATCGGATTCGGTTTTACTGAGCCGCTCTTCCAGGATGCGTCGCGCGGCGGCGTCCAGGATGCGCTGCACCTCGGCGTCGGCCTCCGGCGGTAACGTCGGCGGCACGTAGTCAGGGTCGACGGTGAACGGCTTGCGCAGGGGCATGCACCACGAGTGTGGGGCATGCCCCTTTTGCTGCGGTGCTCAAACGCTCAACGCCCGTCGATTGCGCGTTTGCGCCTCCGGGGTAATCACGCAGGGTGGGTAGCCGGCACTCGGTGAGGTTGTACTGAGTAGGGGACGGTTACAATCGTGCGCAATCGAATTGAATTGCGTGTTTGAGCGCCCTGGGGCCGTGCAGGGGCGTAGAACATCCAATCGATAACTGACGGGCTGAAGGGGGCTTCGGGCCTTGTACCGCGATACGGCCGAACAACTCACATGCATCATCCTCGATGACGGAGTTGGGACGCTCCGTGGCATCAGTCAGGATTTCTGCGAGCTTCTGGGTTACCGCAACGAAGAGATGGTCCACACGCCGGCCAGCGCCTGGTTTCGGCCTGGTCAGGGGGAGAATTGCGGCGGGGACGATCAGCTTCGGGATCTGTTCGCAAGAGCCAAGGACACGCCTGGCGTGGTGCACCGCGCAGCGACGTGGGTGCCGACCAACCGCGGTGCTGGTCGTATCGGCGTGACCGTGGAAGTTCAATACACCGCGGACTATGGCGGCGCCTGGATTGGGGACGCGGTCAGGCTTGACTACCTGCCGGGGTTCGATACCACGCCGGTTCGACGCGTGCCCCAGGACCAGGCCGCTCTGGCTGTTGCACAGCTCACGGCGTTGATCGCGCAGGTCACCGATCAGCCGTATGCGAACCACGGCGACTACCTGGACGGTATGGAACGCGCACGGCGGCTCGAGGACGCTGTACGGCGGCTCGAGCAGCTCGAGGAGAAGGTCGACCAGGCGCTTCGCGTCAGGGGCCAGGCGGTGCAGCTTGATCTGGGCTTTGGGCTCAAGGCTGTCAAGGGCCGCAAGCAGCCGCAGACAAAGTACGGCCGCACGCCTGAGGAGTTCACTGAGGGGCTGCACCATTCGTTTGATTGGATCGGCGAGCATGAGGACGAGGAACCGACCATGGAAAACGTGGGCTTGCACTGGTGGCCAAAGCCGATCACGTCGGGCACGCTGCGTACAGGCCTGGAGAAGCATGGCTTTGTGCCCAAGGAGCACAGCGGCCGTGACTGCGCAGGCGTGGTGAAGCGCCTGTTCCAGGAGTACCACGGGCGCATGGAGGTCGCCGCAGCCTTCATCATCACGACCGGCTGCAACATGCTCCACCTCGGATTGCACCACTACCTGATGCGCTTCTGACTGGTCAGCCACGCAATCGAATTCGGTTGCGCGTTTGAGCACCACAAGCCAATTCTGGCGATGCATCCTCGGCCGACATGCCGAGGATTTTTATTGAGATCACCAAGGCAGAGCAGGCCGAGGTGTATGACCGCGCGAAGCGGGAAGGTGTCGCCCCGGGCACGCTGGCGACCTGGCTGTTCCGCGAGAAGCTCGCAGAGCTGAAGCACGAGCCGCCCGAAAACAAGCTCGAGCAGGCGGCGTAGGCCATGACCACCACCGACGACCAGGGCATCGCCATGCCCGATCTCGACGGCATCGAGTGGCTCAACGCTGACGACGACGAGCGCGTGGTCCTGACGGACCGCGAGTGCATGTTCATCCGGAACGCGTACCGCGATGGCTATACCGACGGTCACGGCGCTGGATACAAGGCCGGCGGCTACGACGCCATGCGCGCCGCGACGGCGCTGACGACGCTGCTGAGCAACCCGCTGTGGCAGCGCAACATCGAGCTGCTGGCGCATTTCGCCGACATGGAGACAGCGCCGAAACGTTCATCGGATCGTCCGCAGGCCAAGCTTTGGCCTGATCCAGTGGGGGCGTCCTAGTGGCGGCGCTGTTGGGCTTCGTCATGTTCGCCCAGGCGGTGTGCAGCGGCAGCGATGTGTGCGTCGACGTGCCCGCTGTCGAGACTCCTGCGGTCGACGAGGCCGCTGTCGACGAAGAGACGCCGGTGGTGGTCGTGCCCGCCTGCGACATGCCGATCTGCGGTGCGCTGGGCGCCCGCCTGTATTGCATCGAAGGCCTCGAGTCTCGCCACTACGGTGGCGCCGTCAATCCCTACAGCGGTGCGCGGGGGTACCTCCAGTGGATCGGCTCAACGGCAAGAGCCTGGGGCGTGGTCCCAGGCAACAGGCAGTCCGAATGGTCAACCGCGGCGCGCATGCTGGCTACCAGCGGCGAGGCGTTCTTTCGGTCACAGTGGCCGGTCACCGCGAGACTCTGCCCCTGAGCGGTGTGTATTTGTATGACGAAAACCGCGCCTTCTGGCGAGGGGTGACCGTGGCGCTGGCGCTGACGCTGCTGCTGGCCATCATCGTCGGCCTGGTGGTGCTGATCGTGTGGGGTCTGCGTCAACCATGACCCTGTCACTGTCGTTCACGTTGCTACTGAAGATTGCCGAGAAGGCCGCTGCCATGCGCGTGGCGCAGAGGCGGTACTTCAAGGAGCGGACGCAATCCGCGCTGGCTGAATCGAAGCGGCTCGAGCGCGAACTTGATGCGCTGCTCATGGAGCTGGAGCCGTGAGCCGCTTCCTGCTCGTGGAGCTCGAGGAGGACCTGGCCAAGCACGGCACCACCCACGACACGGCGATGCTCGGCTGCAAGTACGTGCCAGGCGTCCGCTCGGTGACCGACGTGTCGGCGATCAGCCGCGAAACCCTGGATGACTGGCTGCTGCCAGCAGACCAGGCGATGCCGCGCAAGACGCGGCGAAAGCTCGGGGTCTGATGGCTGGCGGCGGCGACCGGCGGGCCTGGGTGATCGTCTCGCGTACCGAGGCGCTGGCGCTGCTGGATGCCGCGAGTGGGATCACCAGCGACAAATGGTCCGCGGCGCTGGGCAGGGCTGTACGCGTCATCGAAAACCAGCTCGGCTGGATCGAGGACGGCAGCGCGCTGCCGACACGCCATTCGGTCATCAGCGAAGCCCTCAGACGTGAGCGAGAGGAGGTACAGCCAGACGTCCAGAGCGCCTAGCTCTGTATGCACGCGGCACCCCACTGGGGTGCCGTCTTTTTGTCCGCCCTACACACACACCAGAGGTGCTGTATGCGAGTTCTAGAGGCACCGGCGGCATCCCAGACCTATCCCGCGGAGGTGGTTCGCGGGACGTTCTTCGAGCACGACGTGCCGCTTTCAAAGATGTTCGTTCACTTCCGAACTGAGTCAGGCGGCTACGCCCGACCACTGCGCCCGTGGCGCGTCAACAAGCTGATGTCGGAGTTCGACCGTCAAGCGCTCGGCGTCATCTTGCTGTCGATGCGCAATGACGGGACGTTTGCCGTGATCGACGGCCAGCATCGCAAGGACGCCGCGGAGCGTATGGGCCTGACGGCCATGGACGCCCTGGTCTTCATCGATCTGAGCCTGGAGGACGAGGCGCGCCTGTACCGCAAGTTCGGCGACTACCTGAAGCAAACTCCGTTCGACCGCTACCACGCCGGTGTCGCCGAGCGGTTGCCTGAGTATCTCGGCATCCAGCGTGTGCTCCACGAGCTGGGCCTGCACGTGCCGCACATCGCGGGCGGCGGCCTGCACGGGGTGGACGCTGTGGACGCGCTGGTCAAGGTGGCCACCACGTACCGCCTCGAGGGCCTGAACAACGCGCTGCGCCTGCTGTTCGACGCCTGGGACGGCGAGCCGCGGGTGTACCGCAGCCTGACCATCATCGGCACGGCCATGTTCCTGGCGCGCTTCCAGGACCATCCGTCCTTCAACCGCAAGCGCCTGATCACGCGCATGAAGCGGGAAGGCCTGAGCAAGGTTGAGCGCCAGGCGTTCGTCATCCGCGACGCCAACCTGGCACCCAACCCGAACTCCGGCTGGGGCCAGGCGCTGCTGCAGCTGCACGACAAGGGCCAGCCGCCGGGCAACGAACTCGGCGAGTGGCCAAAGCGGCACCTGTCCGAGGTGGTCGTCGCGAAGATGGCCGCGACCATGCGCAAGACCATCGCGGCCATGACGCCCGAGCAGCGCTCGGCGATGGCGTACAAGGCCAACGCGGCACTCACGCCTGAGCAGCGCAGCGAGCGGTCGGTCAAGGCCAATGAGACGCGGCGGAATGGATCGGGCGCAGTGAATCCCCGCATGGTGAAGTGCCGCATCTGCCGCGCCGGCGTCGGGCAGACGTGCATCACTGACGCCGGCCGCCGCGCCAAGGCTTCGCATCGGGTTCGGTACGAAGATGCGCTGGCCGGTGGCGGCGCGCACTAGGTGGGGCGAAACAGAGGACAGCTTTGAAGTCGCGGTCATGCACCTGGCGCGCATGTATGGCTGGTGCGGATTCCACATTCGCTTCAGCCAGGCATCGACGCGCGGCGTGCACACCTATCGCCGCGACGGGCACAT